CAAATTCCATCTCCTCCCCTGTCTCTTCTTCGCATCTTTCAAGATAGTTAAACAATGCTTCTAGTCCTTCATAACTAAATTGATTTTTGTAGTTTTCGCTATATTTTGCCACCTCTTCCCTGAAGTCATAAATTGTTAATGTTTTTTTCATTTTTTTTATACTCGCTTTATTTTTTCGGCAAGTATTATTATTTTAAAACCTCGTCTTGTTTTTTGTTAGCTTGTATTTCATAGTTTTATTGATTGTTTTCTTTTAATATTTCTGTAAGTTGCTTGGCTAGAGATTTGCATTGTTCTATACAGTATTCTTTGTCTCTGTATATTGAATTTTTATCTAATCCATACCCATATGGATAACTCATCCAGTCTCCAGCATGGGCAGTATCAAAGCCAAAATACCATATTCCGTCTTCTCTTCTAGCATATGTTAGTCCTCCGTGAACTCTTATCTCGTTAACTTGTTTGATATGTTTTGGGGCATTGCAATACTCGCAATCGCAATAGTGGGAATAATCTACTCCGTCTAAAATGCTATCTTTTGGAACTCCTACATATCCACACCAGCACAATGAATTTCTGTTTCTTATTAGCTTTGCAGGCATTCCAAATACTTTAAATTCATAAAGATTGCCTTCTTCTTTTATTTTTTCTAATATTTGTTCGTTGTTCATAGTTTTTATTTTAATTATTTTTTTAATTTCCAACCTTTATTGGCTACTCTTTAGGAGATATCATGCTATCAATGATATCCCCTAACAATAGCCAGCCTATTCTTTGGCACTTTCAAGTATCATTGCCCCTGCTTGTTGTAGTGCCCTTGCTTGGACATCCAGCCAGCTTTCCGTTGCGTTCGGCTGTATTCTTCCTTCTTTTTTCCTTTTGTATTCTGACGGGGTGCAAACTCTCTTTGCTATATCTTCATTATATATTAAAGAGAACCCGCTCTCGCTGTATTCTGTCCAATCTTTAGCACCATTCAAAAGCTCTTTTTCTGTTATATTGGCATAGTTTTCTTTCTCATCTATTGTGTCGATGATTTCGGCGGCGTACTTTTTAACTGCCTTGTCCCAGTAGCTCACCGCTTGAATTTCTTTTGTTTTTTTAACTAGTTCTGATTTTTTCATAGTTTTTATTTTAATTATTTTTTTAAATTTTCGGCCTTTATTGGCTACTCTTTAAGAGATATCATGCTATCAATGATATCCCCTAACAATAGCCAGCCTATTCTTTGGCACTTTCAAGTATCATTGCCCCTGCTTAACTTATAAACACATTCTAAAGGGAGATTCCCAGATATTCCCCTTTTCATCTTTCATTATCTTAAGACATGCACCCATAAAGCGATTGTTAATATAAATTACATTGTCCACCATTTCGATTGTTAAAAAATCAGACTTTCCATCTTTTCTCTTTATGGGGAGTGCTATCCCTCTGTCCTTTGGCCAACTTACTTCTTTGTATTTTTTTATTTTAAAATCCATGATTTTTTTATTTTAATTATTTTTTTAAATTTCCGACCTTTGCAATTCCAAGTATACTCATATTTTTAACAATGTCAATAGTTTAGCAATATTGCCATTTTAGCTTTATTTCAAGAAGTTTTCCACAGCTTTCTTTATTATCAAGAAAAAACGGCAAGAAAAAACGGCACAATTAAACTAACAAAAAGAAACAACCCAAACCGTGACAAAATGTCACGCCTTACCCGACGGCAAGTAAAGGCAATTAAAAGCAAACAAAAGACAAAAAATGACGCCAAAAAATGGCACATAAAAAACCATTCCCCGGTAACAATTAAATCTTCAATTAAACCTTCAAGGCAAACAAGGGCAAACAAGGGCAAACAAACTCTTTTAATAACAAGATAAAACAAGAAAACGGCAAACTAAAAAAGACTACAAGACAATTTAAGGCAAATAAATAGATTTATAGATAATTTAAAGGCATTTAAATGCTTTTTAAGGCATATTAAAAGGCTTTTGGGTATTTTACTACCCAAAGACACTAAAAAGGCATTTAGAGGCTTTCAGAGGCACTTAAAGACTTTTTTAAAAAAGACATTTAAAAAGCATAAAGAAGGCTTCCAGAGGCATTTAAAAAGGCAATTAGAATAATTTAAAAAGACATTAACAACAAAACAAACAAGCTTTTTTTTAAAGGGGGGAATGGGAGGAGGAGTGGATGAAAAGGGGGGAGGAGGTTAATATGATAGCCCCCACACACCCAATTACACTATTGACAAAGATAATCCCCACATACCCACTTATATTATTGACAAAGAGAGATAATACCACTATAATACAAACCCTATTTGATTTTTTAGAAGAATTATGATATAATATAGAAATGAAAACCAAAAGAATTCATCAAAGAATTCCTCAAAGAATTCCCCGTATAATACACCAAATATGGTTAGGAGATAACCGCCCGAAAGAGTGGATGAATAGCTTTAAGCTTATTTATTCAGATTATGAGTATAAGGTTTGGGATGAAACTAATATTCCTGCCTTGTGGAATCAGGATTTATTTGAGAGAGAAGAGAAAGGATGTGCGAAGGCAGATATATTAAGATATGAGATTCTTTATCGTTATGGGGGGGTATATTTTGATTCGGATATGATTGCCTTGAAAAAGATACCTGATGAGTTTTTGGATAATGAGTTTTGGAGTGCTTATGAGAATGAGGTTTATGTGCCTGGTTTGGTTAATAATGCGGTTATTGGTTGTGTGCCCAAACATCCTGTGATAAAGGAGATATTGCAGGGATTGCAATTTAGAGATGCTTCTTTGCCGACTTGGAAGAGGTTTGGACCTGGATACCTAACAGAGGTATTGGAACGCTATGAGGGGCAAAAGAATGTGTATGAGAGCAAGTATTTTCATCCTATTCACTTCATAGACCGTAAGAAGGGGACTGAAAATAATGATCGGTTAAAGAATGCATATGTAGACCATAAGTTTAGTTCAACTAAAATATGAAGATTATATACATTACAGGTGAGCCTGCTCAAGGAAAGAGCACTTTTGCCCGCAGATTAAAAGGTTTTCACTTTGAAATGGATAAAATGTATGTTCTTTACAAGCTAGAAAGGGATATTCTTTATGACTTTGATCAGAGCGATTGGACTACTTGGAATAAATACCCTGATTTAGAAGAATACAAAAAGAATTACTATAAGATATTGAAATCTATTGTTCCTGATGATGTTTTGATTGTTGATAGCGTAACGATTGCCAGAAAAGAAGAGAGAGATTTAATTGAGGATGTTTTCAAACCAGATGAAACAGAAATGATTATTATCCGTTCCGAAGACCACAAAGAGAATTATTTAGAGAAGTTTTTTAAGGAAAGCCCAGAAACCTTTGGCAGTATAGAGTATTTTAATTATAAAAATAAATTGTTTAGTGAGGGGCTAGAACCCTGCGAGAACACAACAATCTATGAAAGAAAAAAGAAGTAGTTATTTTGATAGCGTTGCATCTTCTTATGAGCAAGAGAGAAAGGATACAGAGCAATGGAAAAAGGAACAGGAGATAGTTGAAAGCTATTTAAATGAGATTAAACCAAATAGGGTTCTTGATATTCCTGTTGGAACTGGTAGATTTTTTGGTTCTTATGAGACAGTAGGAATAGATATTTCTTTGGATATGTTGGAAGAAGCAGAAAAAAAAGACGGCAATAAAAAACTACGATTGGGAGATATATTTAATTTGAACTATGAAGACGAGTTTGATGTAGCTATTTGTATGCGGTTTCTTAATTGGGTTGATTTAGAGGAATTAAAGAAAGTAATTGCCAACTTGACAAGGGCAACTAAAAAGTTTTTAATACTAGGAATACATTTAGAGGGGGGCAAAGGGGAAGTAATTTTTCATAAAGAAGAAGATGTAGAAGCAATTTTTAAAAATAATGGTTTAAGGGTTATTAAAAAAGAGCTGGCAAGAGAAGACAATTATTTCATATACTTATTAAGCAAAAGCTCTTTTACTTTTAGTTATAACATAATGGCACACCCCAAAAGGAAGAAATATGTTAAACAACTCAAAAAGAAGCTACCAGGTATTAAAGTTATATGGGATACTAAGAATAATATATGGGATACTCGTAAGAAGTGTTTAAGAAATCATATCAGGCAGGGTTGTGATTTTGGCATAACAATACAAGACGATGCTATTTTGTGTGACAACTTCAAAGAAAAAGCTGAAGCATTTGTTAATTCTATTGGTAAACCAGAAGCAGTTTATAATTTCTTTTATTCAAAAAGAATTAATAGAAACTTAATAGATGATGCTGTTCGGGCAGGTGTTAATTATGTAGAACTTAAAATGATTTTACAGGAAATATGTTTTGCTTTTCCAACACACCTTATGAGAGAAATGATAAAGACTTGCGATGACCCAAAGAAAAAGCACATCAAGCCAATAGAAGATTTAGCGGAAGCCGACTGGGTTATGGACTTTAGATATATGTGCGATAAAAAGCTAAGTGTTTATTTCTCTTTGCCAAGCTTGATAGACCACAAGTGTGCGGCAAGCAGTCTGTATTATGGAAAAATGTCTGTTGAAAAAAGAGCAGAAGAAAGAACAGCTTGGTGGTTTGATGGTGAGAAATGGGAACTTCCACCTGCACCACAAGGAATAAGGGTTCTGCCAAAGAAGAGAAAGGTTCGTTTTTATGTTCAATAGGATTTGACTTATAGTGAAAAATATGATATAATGAGAAAAATGGATAAACAAGACTTCAAATTAGAAAAAATTACCGATATACGCGTTAAAAATATATTTGAGGAATATATAGCTGAGATTCAAAATGGCAACAAGCCAAGTCTATATCAACTGCAAATAAAACATGGCTATTCTCCTAGCTCTGCTAAGGGTTATGCTGTTGCTCGAACATCTACATGGAGAACGCTACTAGAAGATATAGACGATAAGCCATTGATAGATAGGTTGCAACAAATAGCATATTCTGGCAAAGACAGAGACTCTATTGCCGCAATACAAGAAATATTCAAAGTAAAAGGAAGATACCCAAGAAGTAGTATGAGCTCATTTGATAAAGATATATACGACCTAGTAGAAGACAATGAGGAAGAAACCTCTTAAAACTTATGAAAAATTATTCAGGGACAGTGAACCCTCAAAACACAAAAGCACCTTTGAAAATTAGTGATGAAAAGCTTCAAAAAAAAATCGGCTTTACTCCGCACGAAGGACAAAAACAAGTTATAGAATCAACGGCAAGAGATATAGTTATTTGTGCTGGGAGGAGGTGGGGAAAAACTATTTGTTGCTCATATCTGGTCACCAAAGAGATTTTACAACCGAATAAAACTGTTTTTGTAATAGCCCCAGACTACGGACTTACTGGCAAAGTAATGGATGAGGTTTTGAAAAACCTAGCACATATAACAAATAAATATAGTTATCAAAAGATTCCACCAAAGATTATTTTAGATAATGGTTCAATAGTTGAGGGTAAATCAGCAGAAAATCCACGAGGTATCCTTGGTAGTGCAACAGATTTAAATATTATTGATGAGGCGGCATTTCTAGGTGATGACATATATCATAGATATGTCAAGCCAACAACACTAAGCAAGAAAGGCAGAACAATACTTATTAGCACGCCGAACGGAATGAATTACTTTTACGAGCTATGGCTTAAAGCAGGTAGGGGGCAATTCCATTTCACATCATACGAAAGTCCATATGTTTCCGCAGAAGAGCTTGATAAATTGAAATCAGTAACACCAGAAAAAGTATTTGAGCAAGAGTATCTAGCAAAGTTTATTACAAGCGCAGGGTCAGCTTTTGGAGATTTAGAAGTATTGATTGATGGCAAGATGGAAGAGCCAGAAAAGAACGCAAGTTATGTAATCGGAGTAGACTTGGGAATACATAACGATTTCACTGCAGTAGTGGTAATTCACGTTGGTAAAAAGAAAGTCGTTTGGGCTGAGAAGATAAGAGAAGCAAATTGGCAATTTATTAAAGAAAAGATATTTGAAATTTCCAAGAAATATAATTCAGCTCCACTTTGGGTAGATAGTAGTGGACTAGGCGATGCAGTATTTGAAGATATTAGCAGGATGACATATGCAGTTCCATATAGTATGCATTCGGCAAAAGCAAAAGAACAGCTTATAGATAAACTACGAATATTCTGTGAGAATAGAATAATTAAATTATGCGATAACAAAGACTTGATAGAAGAATTAAGAAACTATCAATATAATATTAAGAGCAACGGATATGTAAGCTATGGAGCAATAAAAGGACAGTATGATGATCTTGTAATTGCACTAGCATTAGCAGTGTGGGCATTATCGCCAAATATAATTGAAGAAGAAAAAGCAAAAATAAGAAAGCAATTTAATGAATACGACTAACATATTTAAATCAATAAATCAGGAATTAGAAGAGTTCAAAACTCGTTCCATAAAGATTGCTGAAAATTATGAGTTCAATCAAAAAAAGACAATCAACGAGAATATACGAATGTATAATTCTCAGTTTGAAAGTGGTAAATTTGATAGTGAAGGTTTTCAGAAGTTCTTTAACAATATAGTTAAAGCACCTTGTAATACAGCAACAAAGGCAATTAAATTTGACCCTAAGCATATTCAAATTAAAAAGAGACCAGGACAAAGCGATAGAAAGGTTTGGTTAATGAATAGGGACTTTAATTATTGGATGAAAGAACAGAATTTCGCAGAGATTCTTTCAAAGATTTTTTACAGTTTACCAATAATGGGTAGTGCTGTTTTGAAGATTGTTAATGGCAAGCCATATATGGTTGATTTAAGAAACCTAGTAAATGAACAAGCCGCAGACTCACTAAAAGACGCAAGTTATGTTATAGAACAACACTACTACACAGTTTCACAATTAAGAAAGCAAAATTGGGACAAAAATAAAATAAAAGAAGTAATTGACGCTTGGAGAAATACCGACGAGAAATATATTAGAGTTCTTGAAAGATATGGAGAAGTTGAAGACGAAAAAGGCGAATGGACTTACAGAAGAGTTATCGCATATGTTCCAGATGGTTCTTTCTACAATGGTAAAGAGCCAATAGCATCTGGATTATCACCGTCAAGAGGAATTGTATTAGACGACATAGAAATAAACGAAGATGACTTCCCATACAGAGATTTCCATTTTGAAAAGATACCAGGTAGGTGGCTAGGCGTTGGTAGAGTAGAGATATTAAGAGACCCACAAGTAAGAACAAATGAAATAACTAACTTAAGAGTTAAGTCATCTTACTTTTCAACATTAAACATATTTCAAACAATGGATTCAAACTTTAACAAGAGTTTAGTCCACGATGTAGCGAATGGAGATGTTGTTAAGACGATGGCAAGAATAGAAAGGATTCCAACAGAAGAAAGAAATCTAACAGCAATGGATTTAGAAGAAAGGAAATGGTTAGCAACTAGAGATGAACAGACATTTACTCACGATGTAGTTAGGGGAGAAAGATTGCCAGCTGGAACTCCATTAGGTTCGGCACAAATTGCAGCCGCAATGGTTCAATCATATTTTGAAATGATACAAAAAGATGTTGCTTCTCAAATAAAGAAATTTGTTGTTAACGATGTTATTCCTAACTTCAAATCAACAAAAGAGCATTATATCAATTTAATCGGAGACGACTTAGAAGAATATCAAAAGCTAGTAATTGAAATAAAATGGATAGACAAGTTAATGGAGTTTATTAAGAAAAATAATAAAATACCGTCAAAATCGCAAGCAGACGCAATGAAGCAAGTAATTGCCGAAAAGCAAAAAGCAAGCGATATATTTATCCCAGCAGAATACTACAAAGATGTTGATTATCTAGTAGAGATAGAAATTACAGGACAATACAAAGACTCGAGAATAGAAGCCGCAAACAATTTAATGATTTTACAGGCAATAGGAACAGACCCAACACTATTAGTTGACCCAGTAAAGAGAAAGATATTCGCAGAGATATTAGAAAGTATGGGAAAAAATATAACTGACTTTGGTTCTCCACAAGTTAACCCAATAGAACAATCAGTTCAAGAGAATGTTGGTGGCGGGATTAGTAAAGCAAGTTTACCACAAAATATACAAACCGTAGGAACTGAAGAAATACAAGTATGAAAAAAGAAATAATAGATGACATAATAGAAAAGATGGTAGGCACACAAGAGGGTGAGGCTATGATATTATATTTACAGGGATTAATAGAAGAGTTAAAGAACATTGATACAATTAGAGATGAGATAGAGCTTAAGGGTCGGCAAATAACAAAGACAGAATTAGAGAAAATTATTTTTAAGTTGTCAAATAAAAAAGAAGATAAAAAGGTCAAAATAGATTATAACTAACCAGAGGAATATAACCTCTAAAAAATTATGGAAAATACAAATGAGTTTGTAGACTCTCAAACTACAAATAACATTGAAGAGGAAACTCAAAATGTTGATGAAGAGACTAAGGTTGATGAAACCAAAGAAGATTCATCTGAAGACCTAGCTAAGGAACTAGAGTTGAAAAACAAACAACTCTACGAAAGAGCTAAGAAAGCAGAATTAAAGGCAAAAGAGTTAGAAGCTTTATTGCACATTAAAGAAGAATCCAAAAATAAACAAGATAAGGTTGAAGAAAACAACCCCGTTGAGTTTATAAAAATGGCACAAGTGCTTAAGGACTATTCTTTAGAAGAAATAGACTTATTGGGCAAGCAAGCCAAAGCAATGGGAATAACTTTAATAGAGGCAACTAAAGATGAAGACACACAGCTTTTAATTCAAGCGAAACGAGAAAAATTAAAAAAAGAACAAACTAACCCTTTGCCTACAAATACCCAAAGTGGTAATGATAAAACTTATGCAGACTGGACACAGGAAGATATCAAGAAAAGAACATCTAATCCGACCCCAGAAAACATAGAAGAGCTTAACAAATATAACCAATGGGCAAGAACTAGGCAATAATAAAAAATGGCAAACTACGAACCACGAACAGAAATAGATGCCCTAATCCCTGAGAAGTGGACACCTTTTTTACAAGTTCCCCTTTATAAGAGTTTAGTGGCAGTGGGACAAGGTGGTGTTGCAAACACTAGACTTGAACCATATTTAAGGGATGGACAAGTAATCAATCATTCATACATCGCTATGCCTGATGTGATTGATTATACGCCCTTAACACAAGAGGGTGGTGGTATATCTTCATATGCCGCTATCAGCGCAACTGGTGAAACTTTAATAGTTAACCAAGCAAAGGTCGCACCTTTTTATGTAGAGAGAATCGAAAACCTACAAATCAAGGACGGCATAAACCCAATGGAAGAGCAAGGAAAGAGAGCAGGATACAAACTCAAAGATGTGATTGATACTCACGTTTTAGCTGAAACCTTAAATGGAACAGTTTGGAATGTAACCGATGTTCTTTCAAAGAGCAACATAATCGACTTCGCAGCCGAAGCAAGAAAGAAGCTAAGAGAAGCAAATGTTGAAGAGGACGGCAATTGGATTATGGTTGTTGACCCACTCGCAGCTCAATACATTGAGTTAGCCGCAACCGAAAAAGGTTTTAGTGTTGTAGACTCAACATTAAGAAATGGATATGCTGGAAACTTTATGGGATTCAGAATATTTGTTTCTAATAACTTACCAGACGCCTCAACTGGAACAGGTAAAGCCTACTACATTGGAAAACCAGGTTCAATAGACTTGGTTATGCAAACAGAACCAAAAATGGATATTTCAAAAGCAGAAGACGCTATTGAAGGTTACAAATTTAAACCATACACCATTTTTGGAACTAAGGTATTCACAGAAGGAAAAAGTAGATTCCTTTGTGCCAATACTAACCTTGCTAGTTAATTTACTTAGCCCCCTTTTGCGGGGGTTAAGATAAGTTAATTAAAACAAAATGCAAATAAACGATTTAATTACAGATACTTTGTTTCTTTCTAATACCGTATCCTCGCAATACAAGCAAGAGGCAATCATAAGAAACCTAAACAG